TATCCATCCTTTTGTTTTACCTCTAATAATATTTGAATAATATTTTTCTGTTAGGTTTTTTATGTTCTCAGCATCTTTATTAAATTCATAACCTGTTGTTACTCCATCTTTTCCTTTTTCTTCTACCATTCCAGGTGGCTGAGTATAGAAGCTCCAGTTGTCCGGTTTGATTAACATAAGAGCTTCATCTCTTGAGATGTGATCTGGTACAGGAACATCACCTGCCATAATCGGCCACCAATGATCTTCTTCTGGTGCATTGGTATCTGCTATTACTCCATACCAAGTAGCACCACCATCTCTCATGCTAGGAAATCTTCCTACCCTCATTGTACAAGCATCTATAATTGATTTAGGTATTTCTCTAGCTTCGTTTACCCAAACGCCTGTTAATTCTAATGATAGTAATTTCTTAACATCTTCTGGTCTATCAAGAGCTAAGAATATAACTTCTACATCTAAATCACCTTTTAATATTCTATGAGTATAAGGTACACTCCAGGCGAAGTTTCCCCAAGTATCTTCTGGAAACCAATCTAACCAAGTTTTAATTGTTGTTGTTCTTAACTGTGGGTTTGTATTTCTAATAATTGCCCATCTAGATTTACGAATACCTTTTTCGTTTTTCTTTTGCATTAGGCTTCGTCTAAATATTTCTACACAACAAGCTACTGATTTACCAGATCCTACTGGCCCACGTAATCCTCTAAAGAAGTCACTCGACTTCATAAATTCTTTTATGGTTATTCCGTTTGGCTTGTAATCAAAATTAATCGACATTTGTACCTACATTTTGTTTTAACAGATTGTAGATAGTTTCTTCACCAAAAGCTTCTACAAGTTTATCAGCTTCTCTATCTGTTATCATGTGTGTAGGATAATATTTAAGATGGGTATTCTTAACTATTGTTCTTAAACGTCTTCTATCTTTTAGACTTAGAGAATTGAGGAACGACATTCTTCATCCTTTACTCGTTGTTTAATTATTTCAAGGATCTCAGTTTCCGTTCCATATTTTTCTTCAAAAGACTTCTTTGACATATGAATTGAAAACTGTCCTTGATGATGGTCATAACACAAGGGGATTACATGGAAGTGAGAAGTTCTTCTTCCCATTCCAGTTCCCTTTGGTCTTATGTGGTGTAAGGCAGCAGGTCTTTCGCAGACATAACATCCTAGACTTGCTACCTTGTCCATCCATTGTTTTTCTTCTTTGGTTGCCACTATTTCTTCTTTGCAGCCATTATCTTTTTCTTTAAAGCAGTAGGTAATTTATTTTGTTTACCTGTTAACTTGCTTTTGCTAGGTCTTCCTCGCTTTGATCCGTAGGTTCCTTTTCCGTAAGGCATTTTGCTTCCTCCATTGTTATTTCTTCATAGGTACTTCTACATCCATCTGGTGTAGCAGCACTTGCCATTTGTATAGCCTGTATATCATTATCGGCAGAATATACAATCTCTCTTTTAAGAGTATCATCTTTCCATATTTTTACTTTGTAATTCATATTATACCTCGTTATTGTTGTGAAAGGATCGTACCTTATAGATCTAAAAAAATTTTTAAAACGCACTAAGGAAGTGATTAGACTTTTCCTTGCTTATTATATTTTTTCCAGGATCTTTTCTTAGACTTATTCATGCTAGACATCTTGGGGGATCTACCAATTGACGTCTTCTTTGGTAATCTTTCGTGTGCTATAAAATCTTTGAACTTTTTTGCCATCGTACTATTTTTACCCCTGTTGTTTGTATGACTTCCCTCGTCAGCTAAAGCTGATGATTTTTGCCCCCACCCTCCGAATCTAGTCGATTCTACTGTGTGGGTGCATACCAACGCCTCACGTTAGGTCTATATTAATTTTAATATCCCCCTGTATATTGTGTGAAACTTTATCTGGTGAGCGTAATCCTACTCTGTCTAGTATATCTCTACTAGCTTCTAGCTGTACATACTCGCTTCTAGCTCCAGTGGACAGCTCGATAAGTCTTTTACTCGCACTCACTGCGCCAAGTCCAAGAGTTTGTGCAATACGTTGTTGCATATACTGTTGTACCTTTGGCAATCGTAGTGTGCGAGATGCACTTACTCTCGCTGCCTCTTTGCTTCCTTTGCTTGAATATCCTGCCTTTTCGGCAGCTTCCTTGATACTACATCCTGTAGCTACGATGGTATCAACTAAAGCTTTCTGCTTGTTCGTTAGATCATCTTTCATACACTATTATCATTCTACCCTTAACTGAACGTAGTCTTGGATTTTCTTGTTGTCAAGAATTATTATTACAGTTTAGTGTCTTCCTAAACTCACAAATACTATATCTAGTATGGGCGACAAACAGGCTCTATGGCTTTGCCACTCATACCTTCGGTATTCGCCCTTCGGGTAACGATCCTTGTCGCTTAAGCTTCGTTCCACTCGCTTTAAAGGAATAGGCATCCGCCTATACTATTGATCCCATACGCAGTTTTCTAAAGAAACCACTCGCTGTTGCTCGTTACTGCTATGGGCCCCTCTATACACACGTGTTCGCGATAGTATAACAAGGAATCCCCTCATCCACTCAACAGGGCGTTATGTCCACAAGGGAACATAAGCGCCGCACCTAAAGGTGCCAAGCTGTTGATTGGCGAGTACTCCCCTTGTTAGCCTACGCGTTGCCACGTGTATGATGCACTGGTTAATAACAAGTCAAACAAAAGGAGATACTTATGGACTATGTTAAATACTATGAGTTAGTTGTAGATGAAACTAATAAGATGAGAGTTAATGAGTTGTTAACTCTAAGAGAAGAAGCTATCTATAAAGGTGAAGTTGATAAGGTAGCTGAAATAAATGCTGAGTTAAATCAAGTAACAAAAGGAGATGTTTATGCACAGTAGTGAATTAAGAGAAATAGATTATTCTGATAACAGAATAGATAATATGGCAGATGTATTAGATTCTGTTGATATTAATGCTGGTATGTCAGCATTTTTCAACAGTATAATATTGCCATTTGCTGATAGCCCAGATTGGGAAAAGTTGGCAGAATGGAACTGCAATTCAATCTATGGTGTATTTTCTAGACATCTAGAAGCTTGTCAGAACTCACTAGATAAAACTGTGGGTTTCTTAAAACAAGCTATGCAAGAAGATGTTGGAACTGAAATATCAACTAACAAGATTGATAAGTTGTTATTCAGAAGAAATGCACAAGAGTTGAATATCAAAAGAGCTGAGATGATACTTGATGCTTTCAAGCTAAAGTATGAAACATCATTTGGTAAGAAGTATGTACCAATTAGCAAGTCAGCTGTTAAAGATGTGACTTCTAGTCAAGTGACAGAATATAATATGGCTAGATTAAAACAAGCATTGAGTAAATAATATAAATTAAAGCCCTGTACTCCTATTGGGGTATGGGGCTTTTTTTATCGTTAAAAGCCAATTTCCAAAAACGGCTCGGCGTTGGAAAAATCATTGGCGTTGCTGCCGAAATTCATAAGGATATATATGAGCAATAAAGAAATAGATCAGAATATTACCAAGTTAAGAAAGTTAGTATTAGGTGAAACTAATGTTAATACTTTAAAAGAAATAATAAAATGTATTGATCAAGTACAATTTGATTTCTTAAAGTTAAAAGTAGAAAAAGCTACTTTTAAAAGATGTTTTACAAATACATTAATAATAGAAGAAGTAAGTAAAGAAATTCAAGAGAATAAACTTATAAGACTTAAAAAGTTTAAAGAAGTTTATAATCGTTGGATGGATTATCAATATAACAAAGGAGAAGAAAATGCTAAATAAAATACAAAACTGGTTAATGAATGTAGCAGCTAGATGGCTATGGGTGGCAATTATGTTGCCATTTAGAATTATTCTAGGTTTATGTTATGCAGTAAGCAAACATATGCCAGAAAAAGTAGAACTACCTTACAAGATAGTTAAGAATGATTCTAAAAAACAAGGATGGTTATAATGACATTTATTTTACTATTACTGATTGTGTTTATATTATTGTTTGGTATAAGTTTAGCCAAAGATAATTTGAGAACAATTGAACAAATTAATAGAAATATTGTTCAACAGAACGAATATGAAAGGGAAATATGTCGTCATTTAAACAACAAATCTTAGAAGATATAGAGAAATTACATTTTGATTATGCTGAATGTAAAATTGAAATGGATGAATTTATAGCAGGTATTACAAGACTTGGTGTAGATTCTCCAGCAGATATAGAGGAGCATAGATTAAATGCAGAAGAAGCAAGATACGAATACAAAGTATCACAGCATCAATCTAAATTCTAAAGAAGTATTTCAATTAAAAGAAATATTAGAGCTATATCTTTTAGAAAAAGAAGCTTTAAATTATTTAGATACAAAAAAAATCAAAGGCTATTCAGTTTACATGAAAGTCAAAAATTTGATTGCTTTGTATGAATTACAGAATCCTATTACAGAGGATTAGTCGTTAATACATAACGCTCCCTGCCTCTGTCTAAACACTAAGTTTAGCGTTGCACTTAGGGGATATAAGCAACGCACATAGCTATCCCAAGAAAGAGATAGCTAACAGAAAGAAAGAAAGATTCGAAAGAGGTATAAATGGCACATATCAAAAAACATTTAGAAAATCTACGCACAAATTTAAATAATTTGCTGCCGAACTTATTTAGCTTTGCTAAGTTTAGTTTGATTGCAATTATGTCAGGTATTATCTGGCTTTTGCACTGCATAGGATGGATTGTAGATATAGGGGTACACTATGCAAAATTTATAAAATCAGAAATAAAAGGAGAAGATAATGGATCCAAATGAAATATTAAAATCAATTCCTAAAAAAACTAAACCAAGATCATTAGTTAATAAAAAATATGGAATGATTGGTGTAGCTTTAGGAGAAGAACTTTATGATAGATTAGATATGTATTGTAAAAATCATGACATATCAAAATCTGGTTTAATTAAAACATTATTAAAACAATATTTAAACGAGGTATAAATGGCTAATTGTTATTATCATTCGGTATCATCAGTAAAGAAATGGGGTGGCAAAGTAGAAGACTACCAACCCATACACGATTGGATGGATGAAAGTAAAAAATTAACTACGCATTTTGCACATAGATTATTACGTCATCATGCCGAAGGCTGCTTTGCTGCCGAAAAAGAATTTGGTCATACTATTATGAATAGCGATAACAAAGCTATTCCAGTACGACTAATTGTAGAAAAACATATCATTGAAGATTTAGGATTTATTCCAAGCTTTGATGATTGGATTAAAAATGTAAGAATAGCATCTTGGATGCGGAAAGGACAACATAAATTATGATAGCACATACAATTGATTTAGTAGGTGAGTTTAAATCTTTACCAACTAGCCACGAAAAATGGTGGGAAGAATATAGAAAAGGTGAAAAGTTTGCACTTTCAATTAAAAAGAAAAACGCATTACCTTTAAAAGAAATTTACAAAAAAATGTATGAAGATGGAATACATTATCTTCAATTACATTTTGAAGGTGGACATGACGAAGGTGGCTTTGATGGAGATTTTGTATTTCTTGATAAAGATAAAAATCCAATGACTATCAAAGACCTTAGTAAATATAGTCCAACAGGATGGATAGATGAATATACACCATTAGAGTACACTATTGATAAAGGTAAAGACAAAATCACTCAAGTATTTGAATATCGAAATACTAACTACTCAGATGTAAAAGTAACTCAAGATTGGTTAGTTAACAAATGGTATGAGTTTGGATTCTTAGAAGAATGGGGATCATTTGCATTTGAAGGTAATGTTTATGGTGAAGTTACAGTATCAACTAAAGATGGATCTTTTAAAGTTGATGCTAATGAAACATTTGAATCATATGAAAGCAAAGATTTTGAAGGGAAAATGTTTGATGACTAAAAAAGAATTAAAAGAATATATGAATTGGGTTAATAGTTTTGCTAATCAAAAAACTGTTACCAATAAACAAACCAAAACCAAAGGAAAGAAAAATGAAACCAATAAGAAAGAACGAGCTTGAATACCTTGATAGACTTATTAGTGATAAGTTTAGAGATAGAAGACAAAATATGCAATCAGCTATTGAATCTGAAACTCAAAAACAAACTACAAAAAACTATAAAGGTTTTGTAGAGAAATTAGGTATTAAAGCACAAATCAAAGCTTTCAAAGAAGCTGAAGATAAACTTAATAAATTTGTTAATAACAAAGAAGTTTATCAAAACAAACTAGAACGAGCTAAACATAAAGCAGCTAATGATCTACAAGAAAAACTAAGATCATGGGCTAGTGTTCGTGATTGGAAAGATAATTATAATGGCAGATATGAGCCTGGCATTAAAAATTATGAAGATATAGAATCTTGTTTGAAAAATGTTTGTAAACAAGAAACAGAAAAATCTGTAGCTAAACTTCCTAAGTTTAAAGTTAAACAAGAACTTGAGATGTTAGAAGAACAA